CGCGTAGTACTTGTTGCAAGTAGTTGCTCCAGCCACCTTTGGACATGATGATTCCGATTCTACTTGGTTGCTTGTGATTGTCACACTCCAATTGTAGTTTCTTCATACACGGTCCAGCAAGCATAATGCAGAGCACGTCCATCCCAAGGGGACAAACGGTGATCAAACGTGCAGCACGTTCTTGAAGCTTCTTTTTCTTGATAGCTTCTTGCTTCACGATCGCCATAACTCGCAAATACTTGCGGTCAAACCAGGAGGCTGGGATCGCACCAGTGGCGAAGAATTCCTCCACCTGCTTGCGCAGGATGGCTAACTTTTCTGGATTCTTCAACACATCAGATTTCTGGGTATCGGAACCAGTGCGAAAATCCAGACCTAAAGCACGATCACCGAGTTGTTGTTTCTCAATATAATCGAGGGCTTGTTCAAAGGTCCACATTTCAGCATGGTACTGATGCAAAAAGGTCATTCCCTGGCAATGCTCAGGTTGAAGTTTCTTCCCCGGCGGGGGAATACTTTTCTTCAAGTACGCCATAGCACGCTCCTCCATCTGTTTGGTAGGGCCTGCATAAGTGTACTCCTTGGCAAATTCAGGGAGTTCAATCTTTGCTTGGTGCTTTGTTTTCTTCATTGTCGGCTCAATGCAACTGTCATTAAACATGTCTGAACTGCAATAGTCATTCACGCTGACAGTCGAATACGTTAATGAAGGAGCAGGCCTCGTCTCAGACTGAACAAAAACTTCCTCTGAAGGGAAATCGTTCATCTTCGCACGAACAGCGAGGGGAAGCTCGGTGTCAGCTTCTTCAGTTCCCTTCACATCGTCATCGTTCGACAATCGGATCGGTTCACTCGGCAGAGGGTATTGCGGGAGCATACTAACGTTGATCTGATACAAAGTAGGATCCAATTGTGTGAACCTACGATCTTTCGGATTCTCGTTGGCATACATAGCAAACGCACGCGCTGCTTGAATGACCTTTCGAGGCAATTGCGGACAGAAGTTGGGCATAAGGATGGCCATCTTTCGTTCAAGGTGATTACCCTTCTGGGTCTTCAACCAATTGTTCACTGCATTCAAAATGCGAATTAACAAATCACGATCAGCCTGGTCCATCTCATAATAGTCCTCCCAAATCAGTTGAGTATCTGATTTTTGAGCGCCAATCATATTCATATTGGCGACAATCTCAGCATCCTCTTCGTCATTGATGAGTCTTTGCTTACCTCCCTTGCCACCCCGGACTTTCAGAAATTGGTCCTGGGTGACCCATCGTTCCTGACGCTCCTTCCTACGCTCTTGCTTCTCATAACGTTGTGACGTCATGTAAGCTGGGCGATAGAAGGCATCATCGACGTATTCATCATCATTGGGTTTGCCTTCACCAGGTCCAGTCTCTTGTCCCTCGCGGGTGACTGGCTTGGGTTTGGGCAACAGCCCCATCATCTCATCCCACTGGTCTTTAGTAAGGCCTCTACATTGCTTAATCATTTCGATATCGGCAAGAGTAACAGGCTCAAACCAGTTGGGTCGAGTGAGGGCACCGCCTCCTCTGGTGTGAACACCAACGAATTGTCCTTCGGCATTAAGTACAGCTGACCCTGAACAACCTTTATCAGTTGAGCAGGTATGCTGATACATGCCGAAACGACGCCCAGACGAACGCCGATTTTGATTGTTTTCCCATGCGAGGTTCTCCAACGGTAATTCGACGCAATCTTCCTCCTTGAAGGAATTAAAATACGTCTCATTAACCATATCGGTCCAGATCATCGCCATGTCATCAACGCCGAGAGAACTCCGCGGCACAGTGGGAGGGAGTTCATGCTCTGCGAGCAACAACAAATTCCTTCCAACGGCACATGCATTGGCGTATGTACCAAACCTTGTCAGGTAAGGAACCACGCGCTTGTCAGTGTAAGCCGTTCGAAAGACATGAGAACCAGCTTGGGCGGACTCAATGATGGGTTTCTTCACATACATCGAGACAAGTAACGGCTGGACGTACTTGTAGTTGATAAAATCAATTTGTCGCCAAAGCCAACGAGGACCTTGCCAAGCAAAGTTCCAAGTGGCCACGACATGTCGCCATCTCAATTTGCACACACATTTCAAACACTGCCAGACAGCTTGCAAGAACACAAGGTTCAAGGCTGAAATAAGCAAAGTGAATGGTATGATCCAAAAAGTAGAAGGGATCGGAAAATAAGATCCCATCACAACTTGCGGTGAAACTTCAAACATTGCAGCAACAATGCCAATCCACTTCTCAGGAGTGAGGTCGGGTTGTAGCATATTGGCAAAATAAAAAGTGTACCAGCAAAGTAGTTGGAAACACAATCGGGGGACAAACAAATAATTGAGGCTTGTGGTCCCAATCAAGGCAGCATTGCTGCCTGATATGTAGTCCATCAAAATCAACAACATCAATTTCCGGCTCGGGCGACCTACCAAAGGAATCCCCATGGCTACAAGTTTCTCCTTTAATTGCTTATTGGTTTTACCTGAAAAGGCCACAGAGTGGTCGGCAAAATCGCCCGCGACTTGCAATCGCATCGTTCGTCGCTCTTTCTCGCTGATATTTGGATATTTCTCAGCTTCGAGCTTCTCTCGACACTCTCGC